AAATAAACGAGATGTTTGTGTTGGACGGGCGTACATCGTCGGCGATGGATTGCCGGCCGTGATTGACGATGATGTTGTTGATTGTCCAGTCAGTGATTTCGGTTCCGTTACCGATGGATCCGTCGGTGGAATCAACTACACAAATGAAATTCCAAGACATTAGAAGAACGCCGGGGCTTGACCGAGCCGGTTTTCGTTTTGTCTAATCATGTCTACGATTTGATTACCAACCGATACGGGATCGAGAGCGCCGTTGACGGTGATGTTGTAAGTGACACCGAAATTACGGGGGTCGAACCGTGTCGGTACATCCGTGGTCGTTGGTGTTACGGCGTCGCCTTGAATCGCTTCGATCGCTCCGGTAATTGGTGAAACAACGATGTCGAAGAGTCCTCCGGCTACGTCTCCGAGGAACCCGGCTACCGGGTTGACGACTCCGACGATGGCGTCTGTCACTTTTTGGACGACGGTGTTATCTGTCAAGAAGTCAACAATTCCGTCGATCATCAGACTGGCGAGTTGTTTCCCGGTGTCATACCATCCGGAAATAACCTCCTCTACTTCTGCCCATGCTCCCGGAAGTTTTGCGACATCTTCTTCCGATAAGATTCCAACCTCTTGCAACGCTCTAGTAAGGCTGGCGCCGATGACGGTAACAAAAGTTTTTTGGATTTCGTCGGTCAGTTTTTCCGATGTTTTGATGGCAGTAATGAGGAACCCGCCGAGGCTAGAAACAAACCCAGTGGCGGCGGCTTGGGTTTCGTCGTCGACTTCGGTTCCTGTGATCCAATTCCAAAGAGCCGGCCGAAGATCCTCAAAGGCTTCTTCTACTATGGGATAGTTGTCGTCGATCCATCCGCTGATGCCGTCAAGCCATGATGAAAGTTCGGGGATGGCGTCCTCGGTGATCCAATCCCATGTCGCTTGTGTCCATTCGCCAAAATTGTCCCGGATGATCGGGTAGCCGGTTTCGGTAATCCATGTCCCGATCGAATCGAGCCATGTTCCGAGCCGTTCAATGGCTTTCGGAGCGTTCTCTTTAATCCATCCGTAAAGGCCGGCGCCGAGCTCCAAGAATTTGTCGCCGAGTTTGGGAGCGTTTTCTTTCATCCATTCCCACACTCTGCCAAGGACGCCGAGGAGTCCTTCTTCGGAGAATGTGGTGGAAAGGCTTTCGATAGTGGGGATGACTTTTTCGAGGAAGAAACTGGACACGCTGAGCGCTACCGGAAGAAGTTTTTCTCCGAGTGTGGCGACCACGTTCGCCATCCGAGCCTGAAGGATGCGGCTGGAGTTCGCCAGGCCGTCCGAGGTTCGGGCGAAGTCGCCTTGGGCGTCGCCGGTTTGTTTGTAGATGGCGGCCTCAGCGGCGAGGATCTTTTGTTGCTGAGTGAGCGGTTTGTTGCCGGAGTAAATGCCGAGCGCCATCGCTTCGGCTTTCAATGTGGCGTCGTCGAGCAACACTCCGAAACGGCGAAGAGGTTCGGATTCGCCTCTAAGTCCTGCGCCGATTGCTTCGATGACTTCTTCGGGGGAGGCGTTACGGAATGAGGCAATATCGGAGGACAGTTCGAGGAGCCCGGTCGTGAAGTCTGAAAGGTCGGCTCCGGCGAGGCCGGCGGCTTTTCCGAATGTTCCGAATACTTGAGCGCCTTCGAGGGCGGATTGTTTGGATTGGCCGAACGCTTCGGCGGCTCCGTCAGCGAAACGGAGGACGGCTTCGGCGGCGTCCCCGAAGATTTGTTCTGTGGCCGAGGTTGCTTCGGCGAGATCGGAGGCCGATTGGATCGCCTTGAACGATGCGGCTCCTACCGCTACACCGATGGCGGCGCCGGCTTTGGCGACGTTGGCTAGGGATCGGCCGACTTTGCGGGAGAAGTCAGAGAACCCGGATTCGGCTCGGCGGATGCCTCGGTTGTCGAATGTTGAGACGATTGGGGCGATGATCGCCATGGCTACCTCCTTTTCTTTAGTTCTCTGTTCAAGATTGTTTCATATCGCTGGAGGCTCGCCGTGATACCTCGCTCGATATTCGGTTGATGTTTCACAACATACGGCCAGATGAAACGGTCGGCGCCTCCGTAGCGTTCACGGAGCGCTGAGATCATGGCTTTTCCGGATGTTGTTTTCCCTCCGGTTTTGCGGCCGGCCATGGATGCGATAACGAGGGCGATGTGTTTTGATTCGACTCGGAGGATTGGCCAAGCTCCGTACGGGGCGGATCGTGGGCGTGATCCTCGGAAGCGGAGCCGGGTGTTGTATTTCGCCGATTTGGGTCGGTAGCCGGTTCGTCCTTTGTTTGACCATCCGGACAACATTTTGTCGGGGAGCCCGCCTTTGATTTCGGTCAACATCGGCTCGGCGTACGACTTGATCTCGTTTGGAACTCGTTTGCGGAGTTCCGGATCGACTTGTTTGAGGAGTCGCAAGGTTTGAGGAATGTTCTGGACATCCTGCCCGACGTTGTACCCAAAACCGTCATTAAAGTTCGACTTCTGAGTCTTCACGCCGATCATTGTTTTCTCGCTTGCTCCTCTAATAGATCGACTATGGTCGCCAACATTTTTCCGTCCTGAGCAAGAGCGGCCGGCGGGATGCCGGTTCGGATTGCGACTCCGGCGATTAGTCGGCCGACGGAGCCGCTTCCGTAGGGTTTTCGGGTTCGTCCATGTCAATGTCGACATCGACGAGATCCTTCACCCATTCCTCAAATTTGGCGGGGACTACTTTCATGGCGGCCTTTGTTGCTTCGTATGCCATGCCGTAGATCTCGGTCATTGAAATCCCGTTTGCCATGTCGGACATAGATTTAGAGAAACGGGTCTCCCATGCCATGTTCGATGAGGGTGTTGTTCTTACCTCGTAGGTTTCGGTTTTTGTTGTGATTGTCAATCGGATGACGGGGGAAGTTGCCACGGTTTTCCCTTTCGATTACGCCTTGGTGATTCCGCCGTCGACCTCAAACGTGAACGACACTTCCATCGCTCCGTCTGCGGGGCCGCCTGCGGTTGGATAGGACGGGATGATGTCGCCTGAGAGTGTCCCGGCGTTCGGAATTCCGAGAACAAATGCAACGGCGGTTCCGGCTGTTGCGGCTGTCCACATCGCATCGCAAAACGATCCGACGACGCCCCAATCTTGATATGCCCGGACGTTCAACTGGAACGTAACGGGCTGGGCGACGGCGGTGGTGTCGGTAAGTGTGATGTATTGGTCGACGGTCTGGTTCGGAACTAGGGTCGCTTCTGCGACCTGAGCCGAATATGCAACGGAGTCGATGGTGACGGTGAGTTCCCGTCCGGTTTGGATGGTTGCCATGGGTTTAGTCCCTTCGGTAGGTGATTACTGCGGTTATTTGGTATGAGGCGAGTTCTTGTCCGCCGACGGAATATGAACCCGGGTTCGCTGTCATCGTAGACGCCTCGGTCAATGATTCGAGGATGGTATCGATGGCGGCGAGACATTCGTTCATCGCTTTCCGGTTGCCCGGTGGGAGCGATACATAGTTGATCGGATAGGTGGCTTCAACAATGGACGGCGAGATCGACCGATAGGAGGGCGGGTCGATAATGATTCCGCCGGGTCGGACTCTCATAATGTCGTCGTAGACACGGAAACCGAGCCCTTCGATCGTTGTGATGAGGTTGGAGTATTCGGTTTCGATCATCCGATGCGTCCTCTACCGATCCCTAAGAGTCTCATGATTTGACCCATTGAGCCGGCGGGCGCCGGTGTCGGGATTTCTGAGAAGGATGGGATTTGATCGAGGGCGCCTCTTTCGTTGAAGAGAGCGGCGGCGTACATGATCGTTCCGAGTTTGGCGGACTCACCGGGGACGACGGTCGGGTTGTCGTTGTAGCCGGCCGCCCGTCTGCGGGTGTATGCCCATTCGTTAGCGGCGTCGACACAAATATCGATCGAAGTGTTTTCGTCAACGTCAAGCGTCCAGCCTTGATAGTCCGCTACGTCCTCGGATGTGATCCATGTGACTTGAGCGTTGATCGTGGCGTTGGACGGTGAGAACTCGGCGATGTCGTCTTGATTGTTCACCGTGTAGGAAACCGTGTTTTCTACGGCGTCGACTGCGGTGAGGTTGTGGTGGCCGTCAAGTTTGTTGTAGCCGGTGTTGTAGATGTGGACATGCTCCCCGACCACGAACGTAGAGACGTCATCGAGCCCGAAGGTTACGAGGTCGTCGGTACATGAAATGGTGTTGATGTCCATGATCGGGGAGTGTCCTAAGGTGAATTAGAGAGCGAGGCAACCGTTCGAGATGCTGTAGTTCGCCGCCGCAACGTAGCCACGGAAGGCTAGTCGGGTGGAGAGCGTCGCAGGCTGTTCTACTCGGAGCGATCCACGGAGATCCTCAAAGATGGTGAGGCATGAGGCGGACAACATGAGCGCTTTGCGATCTCCGGGGGTCAAACCGAAATTATCGGAAACGATAAGCGACAGTCCGAGAGGGTTACCGGTAAGCGAGGTGGCGCCGTTTAACGTACCTGCCGCATTTGACGGCGAAAGGTACGGGAAGATCCGGTTTCCGCCGGAGTCTTTTGCGGCTCCGACTGATGCCCACACATCCGAGCGGATGATGAGGTGGGTTGGCATACGTCCGAAGTTTTGTTTGATTTCTGCGGCGGCGGCGTAGAGGTCGGTGATTACCTCGTCGCCGTCAGTCCAGTCGGTAACGGTGGAGCTTGCGAGGCTGGAGTTTGTGTAAAGAATGTCATCTCCTACCCATTGTTCTGTCGCTTCTGCGTAGACCTTTGCCATGTCCTCGATAACTAACTGGATCACGTTGTCCTCTGCGTACAGAACCTCTTGCTCTGAGAGGTCGATGTAGCCGCCGAGCGTCACTTTGTCGACTTGTACCTTGGCGACGGTCATGGCCTGCGATGAGAGGGCGTCGTGTTCTGCGGCCTGAATACCCACCGATGAATGCTGGGTCACTTTGCGGGCGTAGAACGGGTCGCCTGCGGGCATGGCTCGGGCGCCGAGAGCGGCGAAGATGGGGCGCTCGTTGGTGAGCGTGTCGAAGATTTCTCCGACGAGTGGCGATGGGATGGCGCCGGGAATGTCTGCGGTGTCGCCGGTTGCGGCTTGAACCTTGATCGGGTTGCCTCGCAGTTGGGCGGCGACGTAGGCGCCGACTGATGGAAGTTTCTGTTCGGCGTGGATGATTGGAGCGGTTGGGATCTCGACCGGAGCGGCGGCTTCGACGAGTTCGTTGTTTTCTGACATTTCGATCTCCTCCTCGGAGTCTTGTGGGGTTGGGGTTTCTTCGGGTTCTGGCGTGTCGCCTTCTTCGGCGGCTACGTCAAGAACTTTGGCGGCGTCGAACGCTCCGAAGGGAACTAGGGAGAGTTCTTTCCAGCGGCCACTTTCGACGACCATGGTGGAGCCGTCGTAGTGGAATTTTTCGACCTCTACTCCGACCGACACGGCGTCAAGTACGCCGTCGGCGGCAAGTGTGAGAGCCTCGTTTCCGTCTGCGGTTTCTGAGATGCGAGCCTCGAACAACATGGCGGAGTCGTCTGCTATTCGGGCGGTCACGATTCCGATGGGTTTTGAGAGGTCGTGATCTCGGATGAGTTTGGGGGCGGCTCCGTCGGTTGGGAGTGAGCCGGGCTCAAACCGTACTTTGCCGGTTGAAGCCATGGCGTCAACTCCGAACGGTACGGCTATCCCAGAGAGTGTTCGGCGTGGCTTTTCGCCTTCTTCGGCTGATACGTCGAGAGTGATGGGTTGTGAGAGTTCGATCTTCATAGATCTCCTCCTGCTTCGTTGATGATTCGTCGGGCTTCGTCACGGGTGATTACGTCGTTCACTACTCCGAGGTAGATCTTTTGGACGATTTCGGCGAGTTCTTTTGAGTGGCTAGTTCCTTCTCCTTGGCCTGCGCTTTCGGAGAAGATGGTTCGATCGAATCGGACGACTCGACCGGGTGGTGTTACCACGTCGGAGGAAAGTGTTTCCTCGATAGCGGTAAGGAATGGGAGAGCGTCTTGGGCTAGTTGCCGGCGGGCTTCTTGAGCGTTCTGGTATGTCATTCCCGAGCCGGTGGGGGCGCCAACTAGGTAGGGGGAAATGTTGGCGACTCGGGCTAACTCCAAGGCGATGTGTTGACGTGACTCGACCGCCTGAAGGCGATCCGGGGAAGCGTCCGACTCGTACCAATCGAGTTCGGCTGAGATGGCGGCGACTGCGGTTCCGTTGTCACCTGCTCGCATTTCTGCCCATGATTCGGCTAGGTCGGAGAGTTCTTGTGGCGACATTGGTTCGCCGGAGTTCACTTTGAGCCATCCAAACGCTGTCGGGCTGGAGGCGAAACGCTGAGCGGATTTCTCTAGTAGTTCGGCGGTGTAGATCGTTCGGGAGCCGGCTTCAAGTAGGGCGGTTTGTGGCGAGTAGAAGATGATGATGTCGTCGGTGGGTACTCGTTGACCGTTGACGGTGATCTCGGTGATGCCGCCGATCGGGAAGTTTCCTTCGATCGCTGGTGATGTGAGGTTGGTGATTTCGTACGGGAGCCATGACATCGAGGAGGGGAAGCCGTTTGAGTAGCGGGCGTCGATGTGAAGGTATGCCCTGCCGAAGAAGAGAAGGTCGTCAAATAGCCATGACATGGTGTGGGCGTATGAGGTTCGACGGTCGGGGCGTAGCATCCATGGATCCGGTTGGATTTGGGTCTCCTCGATTTCTGTCCCGTTCCAATCTTGACGATAGTAGATGAGGGGTGTTGTACCGATGAGGCCGGCGAGTAGGTCTCGGGATCGGCTGATGGTGGGGAGTCGCATCGCTCTCGCCCGCTGACCGCTACCAGACGAGCCAGCGAGGAGAGCGAGCGTCGCGTTGGAAACGGTCGCCGTGGCCGACGCCTCTACACGAGTGGGCGCCTTTGGTTTCGATGCTCGGAACAGAGGCATGTACCAATCATGCCAGATTGTCCAGGCTTTCGGAAGGATATGTCGGAGAGAGAGAGCCCCCGATTTTTAGCGTCTGCGAGACGACCCGATGGATGGCTTTCCGCTGTTCTTTGCTTTTGAGCAGAGGGCGACCGTCCAAACTAGACATCGAGCCAACTCGATCGGGGCGGCCGATTTCTCTGAGGAGAGCCCCATTCCGCTCCGGGAGTTGTAGGCGACCGCTCGACAAACATGCTCGGTGAGAATTGTTTGGCCGTAGTGGGCTACTTGTTTTTCTCGGATCATTCCTCGAACGATGCCCGTCCACCTCAGAATTTCGCCATGGCCAACGATCGTCCGACGTTTCTCATAGACCAATGGACAATGGATTTCCAGCGATGGGGTGATGGCGAGGATCCCTCCGGCTGGAAGTTTCTCGGCGATTAGTTCCCATGCTTCGCTTTCGGAGTGTGTCACGAAGGCCGTTTGGACATGGACACGACCGTCCGGATCGGCGCCACCAAGTAGACCGACGAACCGGGAGCCGTCCGGCGATGTTTCCACGGTAAGACAATTCCACGGTGGCGGAGCCCCGGTTTCTTCGAGTTGTTCCCATTCTCCGGGCTCTAGCCATGACTGGTCGGAAGCCACCCAAAGGTTGAGACCAGCTCGAAGGAACGCCTGATAGTTACCGCCGGCCTCATCTTCAAGATCTTCGATGGTGAGGTGACCGAAACCGATCGACGGGTTACCCATCAGCCAGTAGCGGCGGTCTGAAAGATCGACGTTCGGCGGGGGTGACCATTCGGCCATGAAGAGCCGGCCGGGTTCTCCTTTGTCGATGAGGTCGAGGCCGTTTTCTCGCCATCGGAGAAAGGCTTCGCTTTTTTCGGTTCCGGCGGTGGAGAAGAAAGCGGCGAGTGGGGAAGGCCGAGCTCGTTGTGTTGGGAGGAGACCGTTGTGAAGAACGTCCGAATCTACGTCCCAGATTTCGTCTACGACGACGAGATCGTTGGATTGTCCGTGGCCGGCGGCGGGTGTGGCGGATGAGATTCGCCAGATTGTTCCGTCGTCCCATCTGACTTCTTTACGGCCGAAAGAGTTGTACGTCTTGGAGGCGTTGAACTTTTCTTCGAGGATTGGGGCGAGGGAGTAGTGGATTTCTTCGGCGGCTCTAAGTTCGTGGGCAACGGACAGAACCGATTGAGGTTCGCCCCGGATGATCTTCCCTTCGGTGAGCCACCATCCGATCAGCGCTTGAAGCATCACGGTTTTGCCGTTCTGCCGGGCGCAGGATGTCAGACCGTAACGGTGGCAGAGTTTCCCGTCGTGGTGTTCCAATAGCCCGTCCAATACTTCGATCTGCCACGGCCACAACTCACGACCTAACACTCTTGCCGACCAATCCGCAACTAGAGCCCCGAAAGACGGCGCCCCCCACGACGGTGTTCGTAATCGAGGCGGAATTGAACCCGATCCACCCCCATCAGAGCCAATCCCCACCAACTCCTTCCCCTTCTCTTCTCTTTTAGGAGAGAGAGGGAAGAT